GAGTTTGGCAAGGTCTGCTGTTGAACCAACAAATAATGCGTTGGTGACGTTTGTAGGAGAAGATTTCTTTGTATCTTCCTCGACATCTTTAAGTTTTTTCTGTAAGTCAAGAAGTTTATCTGTAGCGTCAGCAACACTTTTAATAAGTTGTCCCGCAACTTCATATGCTCTTGCTTGTTCTGTTTCCTGAGCAAGTTCAAGAATGCCATTTACTGCCTCTTGACCTTTTTCAATTAAAGAATATAAGTTGCCTCTTGTATATTCATAGTCTTTTCTTGTGTCAGTTTTTATCGCTTCTACTTCTTTTGGAATTGGTTTGATAGTTTCACTAGAAACTATCTCTCCCGTTACGTCGAACGTTTCGTTTAAATCTTTGAACCTTTTATCCATGGGTGTCATGATAAGCTACCATCGAAACCAAAGTCATCACCAATTTCAATGAGCGCATCATCAGCATCAGTAATAAGGTTAACTGCTGTACCTCCAACGTGAGAAGCGACAAGGGTATTATCTTGAGCTCTCTTAGTAAACAGTGTGTTTCCTTCTTTCCTATCAACGTAGATAGATTCATTGTCTATAACAATGTAACTATTTTCAGCGATACCAGAAGAGTCGTTAACTTGTAAAATGTTAGTTGTTGTGCCAACATCTTCAGCAAGATTTGTTACAACATTATCGTCATAACTTTTTGTTGCTCTGGGGACAACAGTGTATGTAAGATCTCTTGTAGGAGAACTTGAATCGTCTTGAACGTATCCAACACGGACTCTCTTAATAAGATCTCTAGAAGCAGAGGTTGTATCTCCAACAGGTCCAAACAGATATGTTTTTGCTGTAAACCTAATAGTGTAGAGTAAAGATCTTCTTTCTTTATAGTCTCCCTCGTAATTATCATTCATGGTGATATTTTCAATTACAACAGGAATATCTCTTTTCTCCCCAAGAGATTCGACAAGGTTGACTGCTAAAGTATAAGAAGGTTGGAAGTATGGTAAAATCTGCTCCACAATCTGAAGCATATCATCATTTAATTTTGTATATATGGATAACTCAAATGCCATGTTATATGGAACAGGCATGTAAGTTTTTCTTATTGCTGTTGAAACACCAACAGCTTGTGTTTTAAAGGTTTGAGTTGTCGTAACTTTTCTGGAAGCATCATATTGCAAACCAACAAACTCAAATGACATTCTAGGTAATGTTATTTGAACTGATTTGTTCAGGTTGGGAGACTGTTCAAGTCTTGCCAGAAATTTTTGAGTGGGACCATACGCCAGAGGCACCTTAATAATTTCAACCGCATTATCGGAAGAATCAAGATGTTTTATTTCTATATTGTTAAAGAGACTTCCAAACGATATAATCGTTCTTCTTAAAATCTCATGGTAAAAATATTCAAACATTCCTATTAAGGTGTGTAATCCTTAACTTTATTTAGGTTAAGGGTTTCCAAAGGGATTAGACTCAGAAAAATCAAGTATCCCGTCAGTGCTTGCAAGTTGTATTTCTTCATTATCAGGATACTTATTCACTGTATTGTCATCTTCTGCAATTCTTATTTGATAAGATGCTCCACTCTCTAAACCTTCAATAGTATCTCCAGGTTTAAACTCACCTGTGACGTTAGATACATTAAGTTCATTAGTAACAGAGTTCCAAGTCTTAACAACGGCGGTAATAGATGTATTATTTGCAACTTGAACTGTTTCTGTTGGAATGAACTCCCCACTTCCTCCCAAGTCAGGAGCACTTAAGGTAATGGTAGGTGCCATTGTATATCCAGCACCAGCATGTGTTAGATAGACAGCAGAGACAGTCCCAGCAGCAGATATGACGGCAACACCTTGAGCGGTTGTACCTAGTCCAGCAAGACCTGTAGGGGCACTGAAAGTGACTGTGGGAGCAGATACATACCCACCACCTCCATCGGTTATTGTGACCACCCCTACGGTGTTATCTGATATCCTAGTGGTAGCAGCTGCACCAACTCCAGGGTTAGTATTGACACCGACAAATACAATACCTGGGTTGACTATGTATCCTGAACCAGGATTAGAAATAAAGACTCCTTGTACTTTTTCTCCTATTAATGTTCCATCACAATTAATAATATCGTTACGTAGGGTTGAAATTCCTGTGGCGCGTGTACCACCGGTCGGTGCAGATGAAATCGCAACAGTGGGTGGATGGTTGTATTTTTCACCTCTAGAGGTAACAATAATTTGGTTGACTGCTCCGCTAACAATTCGTCCACTGACTGCTGTTGCGGTTGTTCCAGATCCGACAAGAGTGAAAGTTCTGATATTTCCTTCCACATTGAAGGTATCATCAATCTCCTCAATACCAGTATCCAGAATTTCATCTTGTGCTCTGAAGAGTTCGCAGGACAGTTCGTATACGTAATTTTTTTGTAGTTGATAGAACGGTTTTTCGTGCTCTACAAACTTAATTTCAAATAGTCTGTCACCTAGTGGAAAATATATTAAGTCTCCCTCTTTTGGTCTTGTTGCTAACTCGATATTAGGAATATTTTTTGTTAAAGGTGTAATATAGGTCTCAAAACGCTCCTTTGAAATAATAAGTTTTAATTCATTATTTGCTTGAACACCAAACTTAGATAAAAGAACAGAATTTTCACCGTATCCCTCAAAATTATCAATATATGCTTCAATAGGATATGAGTTGTTAAACTCAGACTGAATAACTTCTCTAATTATTTTATTTTTTGTAATATATTGTCTAGGAAGATAATAAACCTCAACACCATACATCCTCAACTGTTCGTTGATTAAGTCTTGAACTAGACTTTGTTCTCCTGGAGAACCTTGTTGAAAGAAGGGGTTGAGTACCATTATCCGATCATGTCAAGGGGAGGAAGTTCGTAAGTATTGGACATTTTTTCCATAATCTTATCCAAATCATTCTGCCCATCTTCATATATTTGTCTACCATTCAGTTCAACACCTCCAGGTAGTTTTACACCTTGGAACTTCATCAAGTTTTGACCCCACTGACGTTTAATCAATGCAGTCAAATATATTTTTAGAAAAGAGTCATTATAAACTCGTGAATAATCATTAGGATCTATTGTTCTATAACATTCAATAATTAGATAGTCACCAGGATTTACACTTGCCCAGTCAATATCCAGATACAATCTATCTTGTCTTTGGTTAAACCTTATTTGTTTATGAGTGTTTAACAAAAAGTCTAAGTCTTCAAGATATGTTTTTGTCATTGCATATGACAACAACTCAATGTTGCCAAAGAAATACACATCATTCAAGAATAGTTGATATTTAACACCAAACATATTGTTGGTGATATTTGTACCCCCATCAAATTGAAATATTCTTTCTATTCCAATAACTGCTGGAGGAACTTGTATGAAATTACTATTTTCTTTATAAGAAAATGTTGTATCAGCTCCATCAATAGAAGCAGATGCTGTTGTTGTTACAATACCTGCTTGAGTGACAGCACTGTTTGGACTTCTCCCTCTGTTAATATCGTCTTGCGTAACTTGATATTTTAAAAATACTTTACCTACACCATCAAAGTGTCTTTCATGAAAATATTGTATTGCATCATCTACTAAGTCCTCAACTTGCTCATCGGCAACATTAATTTCAAGGACAGGAGCGCCTAACTTTCTTTTACAGTAGTCTACTAACTCCGCTCTAGTGGATGGTTGCATCTATCTACACTTTCTAAGTATTTATGGTGCTGTGGCAATACCAGCGGTTACTAGAACATTACCGTTTATAATGTTATATATTGTATTTCCAGAACTAACAAGAACATCATAGACATATCTACCAGGTTTCAAGTTCCTTGTTTCTGTAGAACCCATTGATAGAGTCATGACTCCACCAGCAGCACTAGTAAAACCCACTGTAAATGTCTCTGTAACACCTAGCGTAGCGCCTACAGCAACGCTCTTTGATATTGCAGCACTTCCAGTCCAAGTAACACCTAAACCTGCTGTAGAACCCGCACCAGTGTTAAAACGAAACGCACTTTGGTCGGGATTGATAATAGTAAAGGTATCGCTAAAAGATGCTCCACCATAAATGTTTAGATTTACAGCGTATGGAACAGCAGATGCTACGTCGTATGTTACGTTCTGGTTAGCCATTAGGGTAAAGTTATTACAGATAAAGTCTCTTGTTGCTTATAATAAAGTTTAACAAAGGACTTTGCGATATTTCTCAAAGTGTCTTTATCATCACAACTATCTATCTCAGATGCCAACTTTGTATATTCAAAACTTTTTGATAAATTACTAAGTTCTATACTATCTGGGTCCATTTAATACCTCTTTGAGTAAAGTTTTTAGTTCAGATAATTCATTTTGAATATTAGCAAGATCTTGCTCAACGTTCTGTATCCTAATACTCTCTTCGTCTTTGATACCTTTATTCATTATATAAGATGAATATCCTGAGGAATCTATATTAATGATAGCACCTGTTTCACTATCCCTCAAGAGGTTATTATGACCTTCTACTTTTTGTTTCATTATGCAAGTGCTATCACTCTAAGGTTTTGAATCTGTGGCACGTATGCCTGGTTGGTAGAGGTCATAAGCAGTTTGATGCGATAAGACTTAAAAGAAGGTAATTCATTAATAGTAAATGAATACTCCTTAAAGTCAGGTTCCTCATGCTCCAAAGAGGTAGAAGCAGGAACATTGACATCAGGAAGACCGTCATTGTTTGCAACATCAATAATTTGCCCTCTTTCATTCAAGTTATTGAAACCAGGGAAAGCCTCATATATGGGGTTAAAGTTTTGATGATCAGATATAGCGAAGAATCCTCTGATATCAGCATCTCTGTTTCTGTAAACATCAACAATAACTTTGATGGAAGAAGATGGGTTCTCAAGTGTTATCTCTTTAGAAATATATTGGAACGCAGTTGGATCTTTGTCAATAGTGTTGACCCTACTATCAGTGATGTAGTTAGAAATGACACTATTAACTCTATTAGAAGTTAAGATGGTGCTCATTCTTTGAGTGTCGATGACAGGTGAAACTCTAGAGTCAGTTGTACCCATATTCAGTCTCATTGTCATTGACTTATTACCAGGTAGTGTGGTGAGGTTTGCATCCTCATTTACCTTAGATGCAACAAGTCTAGGAGTTGAGAAATAGTTGGGTTGTGTAATAGAGATAGGCTCAAAACCTTGATCTATATAAGGAATCTCGTTTCCACTAATACTGGATGAACTGACAGTTCTAACTTCGCCATCAATATTAGTTCCTCTAACAGTCACATGTTGTATTTGAGGTGTGAGAATTTCAAAAGGAATATTTTGAGTTGCCTTAACGTTAAATCCACCAACAGACTTTGTGGTATTTGCGTAAAGGATGGGGAAGCTCTCACCTGTGGAACGTCCAATACCATTAGATCCCAAATCCAGTTTTACCTTGTATGTATCAAATGTTCTAGGAGATGCTGCGGTAACATTATTAAGATTATGAGTTTTGTTAATTCTTCTCAAGGAAATACCTGCAAGTTCATACTTAAAGACTTGAGTTCCTGCCAAATAATTCTTAGCAGTAGTGCCGTCAATACCTCTTTGTGTGATATTGATAGATGTACCGGAGGCAGACTCATAAGACACAATCTCATTACCAATCTTCAGGTAACCTAGATTAGTGGTGCCAACACCAACATTCTCAAACTTATCAAACCCTGTGGTAGCATTTACATTTATTGTAGATGCATCAGATGAATTTAGAGCTTGAGAGAGTTTGATGGGAAGAATATCTGACTCAACATCACTAATAGTGACTCTATTATCACTAAAGTACATACCGTGATTTTTGTGGTTAACAGTGAAGTGAATACCATCACTTACGACATCGTTCACTCCGTCAATTAATACATTTCCACCTTGAGCAGCGTTAAGGTCGGTAGTAAGTCCAGCATTATTTCTGAATTGAATAGTGTTTCCTACGCCTGTAATAAAATCTCCTTGTACGTTATCAAGGAGTATTTCGTTTGTATTCGCAATCGATACAAGAGATAGTCTAAGATTTCTTCCAAGGTTATTATTTCCTATGGTTGATACACCTAATACATCACCGACAACATAACCTTGTCCACCACTTCCTGCAGCAAATTCAGAAATAGTAGCACCTACAGCAACTCCATTATCAATAGTAATATCTGCTTTAGCGTTTCTACCATTGCTAGTAATGTTAACAAGTTCAACACCTGTGTACTCAAGATATCCAGAGGAAGGTGTAAAACCAATACCAGCATTAATAATATTCAATGTTCCAGTCGCAATACCTGCTTTGGCAATGAAGTTACCAGAAGCATTACTACCATGCTGAATAATAGTATTACCAAATGTAAGATCAGCATCCTGTAGTGTAGAACCAATGCCGATGCGAACAGCTCTAGATGTAAAGTTAATGGGGTTAGGAAGAAGTTTAGCAATTTGTCCATTACCTTGACTCAGTTGAGGATTATATACCTCAATAGTTCCATTCTCAACAAAATCTGCTCTATAAACGGTAAACTTAAGGTCTTCCCACTGACTTGGTTCCCATACAGAACCATTCTGTGATTTATAGAGAGATCCAAGGTAGGGTTGATTAGATACGAATGTTTGAGTAACAAGATCATTTTCACCGACTCTTGAGATAAACACTCTATATCTTGCAGATGCAGAACGAACAACCATGGCATATTCAATACCAGGTTCCAGATACACAGGTGCCTTTAGTGTAAATGTAGTTGCTACAGAACCGTCATCGGAAGTAAGTACATTAGCGGGTCTCAAGATAGATTGAGATAGTGGAATAATATTATTGGTGGGAGTGCCATTTTCGGTAGTTCTAAGTTCAAAAATAACTGGAATATCAAGGTTATCTTTTTGCTCAAAGAATAAATCAACTTTTGTGATGAAAACTCCAGTATCATCCTCAACAACAAAAGTTTGTGCAAGAGGATCAACCATTCGTGTGCGTTCTACAGTATTTTCAGAAATAAATTCTGAGGCAAGAACCTGAGTTCCAATAGTTTCATTTCTTCGCCTAATATTTCTAGTATCAGCAATTTCTTGAGACTGAATGTTAGCGTTTCTAACAGAAACAATTTCTTCTTGAACAGTCTCTACAACACCACTAATAAGGAAAGTGTTCGTTGCTCTGGTTGATGCTTCTCTTATGTCATTGTTGACATCATCAATAAAGGTAAGAACTTTAGTTCCAACTTCAAACCTAGGAGAGTTTGAAAGGTTAGGGTCAGGAATGAAGAAACTACCAATAAGATCAGCAGAGTTATCAGAAATTAGTCTTACTTGAGAAATAATAGCTTGAGCACCACTTGTCTCACCAACTAAAATCATTTCAGGAGCAACATATCCAGTATAAGCACCCTGAGGTTGATCACATAATGAAAATGTATCAATATTCAGAACTGTAGAGTTTGAAGAATATGCAATCGGAAGTGTTTGTGAAGGATTATATGGGTTAGTTACATATACATCCGTAGCACTATCAAATGCACCCTCTTTATGATTAGCCTGAGCAACCCTAAAGGTGATGGATGCTTCATTTGCAGATGTTGGAGTATTTCCAACAGGACGCATGGTTCCTGTCACATTTTCACCAACTTGGAATACTCCAGAGAGCATACTGATCTCAAGAAGTTTTGGAATACAATATTCAGTAACCGCAACGCCATCAAAGAAAGCATAGACTTGAGTTTGAGGTCTCAAGGAACTCATATTGAATTCTATGTTTCTTGATCTTGCAAAGGAGATAAGGTCTCTACTAATAACTCTATCTCCAAGTGACTCATTATCAAACTGTTCAGTTACAACAGTTCTTGTTCCGGATCTTGTGGAAACACCAGTATCAAATACTTGACGTGTCGTGTCTCTAAAAGTTGTAGTAGTGAGTCTCTCTGTTAATCTTCTGCCTCTTCTTTCGGTAGCTATTCTTTGAACAGCATTTCTAGTTCTAGAACCAAGAACTTCTTCTTGTCCAGTCCAGTTATTAACCCAAGAGTTCCAGATTGCAGGAGCAAAACCAGTTTGAGGATCTACATTAAGTGTTCTAGATGCTCTTTCAAGAGTTTCTGTAAAGTTACCCTCTGTCTGAACTATGTTTGCCTCTAGTCTTACTTGATCAGTCCAAGAGTCAGATGCGGGAAGAAGTTCTAAGGCACCAACCCAGAAACCAATAATAAAGGGAGTTACACTCTCAGTGCGAGTTCCAAAAGTTTGTTTTAACCATTCAGCATCTGTGTAGTCAAGAGTGACAATATCTCCAGTCTTTCTAATATTTGTTCCATCTGGACTTGTAAAACGCAAATCACCAGAACCAGTTAAACTTTGAGTAAAATCTATCTGTGTTGTGTAGTGCTTAGGGCGTAAAATTTTATTTTTAAAGTCTACACTGTTTTTAAGTTCAACAGACTCCTCTTGGGCAAGAAAAGAGGTAAAGTTATCAACAAAGAAACCAGACTTAAATCTATTCAGACCATTTGCATCAGGAACAAAAAGGTTTGCAGTATTTGTTTCTAGTAAGGAAAGTGTTGTATAGAACTCAAGGTTTTTAATTCTATTCTCAAGTTGTTTAATATCAACCATTCTGTAACGCTTATGTTCTAAGAACTTCTTAGACGCATCGGTTACGTTATAAAGATATGGGGGTAGAGAAATAGTTGCAACTTCAAGTGCATCATCAACTGATGTTGGTTTTTCTGGGACTTCTGCGGGAATACCATACTTAACTTGGAATACACCATCTTTTGTCAGGTATACTCTATCAATTCTTCCAAGATAGTATGAGAAGTCAGTGATAATACCTTCATTAGAAGCGAGTATATTTTGTGCAGAGTTGCC